TAGAAACGTGAACCAGGAACTGTCTTAGATGGATCAGAGTGAATGGTTACAGTTTCTTCATTGCGAACCTTACGAATACACATTGGTAGAAACTTCTCTGGGTGCTGACGCTGACCAAAGACGTTCATTGTGTGAGTAATGAAGATTGGTAGCTTGTATGTGTTCTCGAACGAAACGCACATTTCTTCACCAGCAGCCTTAGATGCTGAGTATGGATTTGTTGAGTTGTAACGATCACGCTCACCATATGTAATGGTACCTGGAGCAGGACCGAAAACTTCGTCAGTGGAGAAATAGATGAACCGCTTGAGGTTCTTACACTTGCGGGCAAAGTTTAGAATGTTTACTGTACCGACAACGTTATCCATAACGAATGACATTGGATCTTCAATAGAGCGGTCAACGTGTGACGATGCTGCCATGTGAAGGATGTAATCAACATCACCAATAAAGTTTCCCTGTAGCGATGTAACCTCTGCACGAAGATCACCATACACAACCTTAACTCTCTTACGAGTTTCAGCAGGATAGCGGCGAACAACGTCATCAAGGCGATTTAGATTGCCTGAATAGTCAAGGCGATCAAGTGACACAATGTTCCAATCAGTTTTCTGTAAGAACAGGTCAATAACGTGGTGACCGATAAACCCGGCACCACCTGTAATCAATAGTGTTTTACTCATTTTCATAGACTCCCACGGGTGAGACATAACCTTCTACGCCAATCTTTTCCACTTCATAAAGTAAATCTTTAGGAATGTTTTTGTAGTAAGAGTTTTCCGCATCGATACCGAGACCGGCGCAATCGTTAGCGATGTTTGTGATAACTCTTTCATAGTTATCTAGTAGAGCATAATCCATGTGCCAGCAACGAACAACAAACAATCCTTTCAGGTCTAATTCGGCTTTGCGAGGACTGTTTGACTGATGGTGCTTTACAAAGACATACTTACCTTCATAAGCAGGATCATCCCACTTGAAGTTCTCGTTAATCTTATATCTACCAGATAACTTACAGATACGCTTTGCCTTGGTTTTTTCTTGTAGATTAGCTTTGAACCATCTGACGAAATGAACCATAGACTGTGTTTCTGCGATACTGTTACCAATACCATAACTGGCAATGTGTTGAGATATTTCTTTCACGCCAGGAACATGGCCTGTTAGAATGATCCTAACACCATGATCATTCAACCATTTGAGTTTGTATTCCTCAATTGGTAGATACGATCCGTCAATAATGTATTTTATATTATTTGGTACCTGTTTGTCAATAGATAAAATCGTTTCCTGTGTCTGTTCCCATCTAACATCATTAGAGTAGAGGGAACGACCAGTGACATTCATGGCGCTATTGATAAAGAATACAACGTCGGTCTCTTCCATTACTTGTCTCCTGCGTGGAACTTATCTGCCGTTGCTACGCTTGATCGTTCACGGATTAGCTGTTCAATCTCTGGGTTACCTTTTTGTTCGGCAGTAGGAGCGAATAGAGCCTTACCACGAGGATCAGCACCAGCAGGAGCAGGACGAACATAGTATGCCGCAAGAGACTGTCTAACAGTTCCTTCTGGACATTTTAGTTCATTAGGTAGACCGTGCCATGAGTTCTGTGTAGTATCAAAGATGACTGCACGATTGAACTTATTCTCCACAGTCTTGACAAGATCCTTAGGAGCAAAGTTCACAGGATCATGCGACCAGATTTCAAGTCCACCTTCCCATTCTTTCTTCCAGTTTGGTGTCATATAGATGATGATGTTTAGTTTGCGCTGTTCGCCTAGCTTTGGATGAATGTTGTAATCAAGATGGACATTGTTCTTTCCAGAACGACCATGCATATGCCAGCCGCCTCCATTCAAACCAATATCCATGTTTAGATTTGGTTCATCAATAAGTTCTCTCATGTTAGAAAGAAACTCACTACGAGCCAGGTATGTAAAGACCTGATATGTTAGCTTTGGAAACTTGTCCCACTTGTTAAGAACTTTCTTGTTCTCAATAGCATTGTTATAGAAGCCGAGGCCAGGATTGTTATATGATGGAAACTCTGTGGCGAGTTGTTCAGCTACATGTGGTAGGAAGAAGTCGTCGATAATAACATGATTGAAAGGAAGGGAGTTTTGATACTGTCGCTTAACGTCAATCCAGTTAATGTATCTTGTCAATTTATCCATGCTTATAAGCCCTTATTGTTTTCTGGACATCCGAATACTGATAGTCTAAACCAAAGTTCTCTTTCATATACTTTGGAAAGAAGTCACGCATTAAATATTCCATTTCTCTAAAGCCATCTTCTTTATTATAGGTGCTTTCATCTGGTAGCATGTGTCTAACTGTGCAATCATGAACCACATGAGCCGACGCCTGTAGATAAAAACAAAGAACCTTATCAATGCCCCAATCGGATGCTTCATACTTATAGGCATCCAAGAAACGAAGAACCTTGCGATAGATATCATTACGGAAGAATGGAACACCTAACTCAATAAAGTTTGTCTCGGTAAAAGCAAACTCTGGATTATGCTTGAGGCAATCGTATGTCTGGAATGATGTAGTGGCCTGTTGAAACAATCTAAAATCATAGCGCCGAGCATATGACAAAGCAAGATTGACAGACTTAATATCGGTAGCATAGTCATCGTCCCACACTCCGATGTAATCATAGTCCTGCCAGTTGATGATCTTAGAAACCTCTGGTGCAAGATTCCATTTTAGACCCTTGCGACGAATGATATAGTCATAAGTTCCTGGCTCTGGCTGAAAGTCATTATAGACAACCACACAAGTCTCATATGTGCGCTCGGGCTTTGTAAAGCGCCAGTGATTGTCTTTGTCATAATCTTCATGATGATAGATCGGACGACCTGTGGGAGTAATGATTAGGGCTTTATTCATTGATCACACCTTGATAAACATTAGATTCAAACCAATTCAAAAAACGATGTATGTTAAAGTTTCTATTAAACTCGTCCTCACGGAACATAGGCTGCATATACATTTCATTGTATAGTTCTTTATTTCTAGAAAGAGAAACGATCTTGTCAAAGAAAGTCTGATCATTAGCAAAGTCATGACGATTGAGAAACGCTTTAGGATTGAAGTCGAGTGCAGCAGTAGACGAACCCCAATAGATTGGAATAGTCTTAGCACAAAGAGCCTCAAATAGTTTCTCGGTGCAGTAGCCAGGATATGAACTATTCTCAAAACACAGATTGAACTTGTAGTCACTCATAAACTTTACTTTATCAACAACCGTTTCTGGGCGCCAACCATTATACATGTTATTGAATAAAGGGCCTGCTGAGTCTACCTGTTGAAACTGACTCAATGCATGAAACCAAGAATTGCGATACTGGCATCCAGGATTCTTTACAACGAAAGAACAAAACTTCTTATTATCAAAATCATCCACATGTCGTTGCTCTCTATTCTGATGAATTAGATGGTCAAACTCATAGATTACATATAGAGGTAAACGATACATCTTTGCTTGATCTTGTGGATGATCAAACGTGATAGCAAAGTCATGACGATAATCTGATGGACGCTGGTTCTCACCAGTGTAGAAGATACGAACGCAATTCTCATATCTAACGTTTGTCTCACCAAAGTTACGATCACCAAAGATAAGATAATCCGGGCGCTGATCGTCCCGGACTACTTCATATCTCATGGAAAGAATAGTGGTGAAATACTCTTTGGCCCCATCAAAGGTATCCGCAAAGCCTAGTCTTAACTTATCCATATTTCTTCATAACCAATTCTTTGATAGCAGGAACACGGTCCCACTGGTGGACGATGGTGAAAGCCACATGATCATTATATACCATGTCGCCGTTTACTACAGGCTGTTCATCTTGATATACTTTTATATATTCATCCATCTTGGACGGATCTTGCTTAACTGCCAAACCGATATCACCAGCACCAGCAGCGACGGCTGCCTTAGTTGTACCTAACTGGACAGCCCAACCACTTACATTGTTAGTGAATAGAGTTTCACCACGTAGAGGATGCTGGTTAATCAGAAAGTTAAACACTGCCTGATCCACAATTGGAATCGGACGATTGACAGATTGAAAGAAAATCTGTAATAGTAGATCACGAACTTCCTCATAGAAGCCGGCAATCGTTCCTACATTGTAGATCAACCCATCTTTAAGTTCATCATACACTAAAGGACCGAAGGTGTCAAGAAGGTTCTTGTTTCCCCATGGTTCGTCTTTGTATGACAATCCTTCGGAGGCACACACAATGGACTGTGCAAATAGATTAGAACTAAGATACTCGGTTGGATCCTTCTGAAAGATAACGTCACGTGTATCAGTAACGGTAACATAACGATAAGTGTCCTTGTTCCGGCGCAGGTAATCCCAAATGAATAGAAAACGTTCAACGTGTGGAGGAATGTTATTCTCGGTTTTACCGATACCACCATCTTCCGTTCTCTGACCATAGGCATAGACTTTAACATCATTCTCTACCAGCTTCTTAACTGTATCACCTGGCATGTTAGTGGCAACGATAACAACATCACCCTTGAAACCAGTTTTCTTAATAGAATTGACCCAGTATTTCAACTGATCCCAATTGTAGCCGCTCGCCCCACCAATTATCAGGTCCTTAGCCATGGAAACTTCCCTTCATAATATGCTTCTTGTGTCTTGTTACCTTCAACAAAGAATTGTTCTGTTACTGAATTAGGATTGCCATCTAAACGATAGCATAGTGTATGTTTGCCGTTTGTGTCAAACTTAGCTTGATCTTTAACAGCATAGAAATAACGACGGTCACCACCCCAACCAGAATGCCATAGATGGCATGTCTTTTGGATAAACTCTCTTGTGAAACAGAACGATGATGTGTCGATTAGGAACTGTTCACCATGACGAGAACTACGGGACATAAAGATTGGCCACTTACCAAGGCTTTCACAATTGTCATTGCAACGGAAATGCCTACCATTATCATAAATCTGACGGAGAGAATAGGCAAAGTCTAGGTTCTTTGCTTCAATAGTCTTGACCAGTGTTTCAACATGATTAGGTTCATACCAGTTATCTTCATCGAGGAATAGAATGTAATCTGAATTGAGTAGATGTGGATAAGCCGCATAGATGCGATGACCATAAAAGTTGCCACCAGTCTTACCTGTGTTCTCTGGTGTCTTTACAATAATGCTATCATAACCATCATGCGGCCATGGCAAGCGGTCTGCTTTAACATCCGGACCATCAAGGACGATTAGATGCTTACAAGGATAAGTTTGTGCTTTGACGGACTCAACAGCATCCCAAAGTTTAGGAGAACCAATTGTAGGAGTAATAACTGTTACAGTCTTTGGGGATTCTTCAATCACAAGTTTCATAGTAACCTCATTATAAAAGTAACCCCTCCGGGTGCGCTTCTACGAGAGGCGTGGAGGGGTCTTGTTATTCTTACTTAGGTGTCACGGCATCCATGGTCTTTTGTGCTAGATCGACCCAGGTCTTAGTACCTTCGGTCAGAAATTGCTTTGTCACTTCCTGGACACCGAACGGATCCATGATGTCGATTTTCTTCGCCTTCTTTTCTTCCGGTACAAAACGTTCGAGAGCAATTTTAAGTAGACCATTGACTAACTCCGCATTTTTTACAACAACAGTGTCAGCAAGAGTAAACTTGCGAGTAAAGGCACGATTAGCAATACCTTGGTAGATATAATCCTTGTCATCTGCATCATGACTACCAGATACGGTTAGCGTACCATCTTTCAATTCAATATCAAGGTCGGTCTTACCGAAGCCAGCGACAGCCATTTCAATCACGAAATGTTCATCGTCAATCTTCTTGATATTGTATGGAGGGTAAGATGGAATCTTAGGAAGGGTTTCGCTTGCCTCTCTAATCTTATCTAGCATTTGTTCAAAGCCGATAAACTGGCGGGCAAGGCCGGTTGGGATTCCGAAATAGTCGTTTGTCATATTAGTTCTCCTTTTCAGCGAGAGTATAAGGACGATACCTTTCGGCTATCGTCATAACATTATATAGTAATTGTCACAAACTTGTCAAGAGGTATAATACGAGGTAAACGTAAATGTCTTTCCTGTATTAGCACTTGTAATGGTTGTATTGACCGTCGGTGGAGTTACGGCAGGATTCATATTGTTAAGAGCCATCATTCCCGAACTACCACTTTGAACTGCGGTGCGATATACTTGTCCTACAATCTGAGAACCGATTTGCATGACCTCACCGATACCGGGAACACCAGATAGACCAAAGTTTCCTAATCCACCGCCGAATGTGCCTTGACCACCATACATATTGACGTTAGGCGATCCTGTGCCTGGAGTTGGTAGTCCTGTAACGTGTGTAACAATACCTTCTTGATCTGGCGAACCTTGATCCATGATAGCAGCGATCATAGGAATGCCGTTAATCAAAATAGTGCCAGGTGATTGTGATATCAAAGCACCAAGGTTATTGTGACTGTCAAGGTCACCAACAACGGATGCCAGTTGACCGTTAACAAAAACGTTTGTGTTGATGCCAGCACTTGTCGTAACGGCACCACACATTCTTTGATCACCAACTCTATGGGCTTTAGGCATTCTTTCTTGGTCTACCTCTACCACGTTTAACAGGCGCAGGTTCTTCAACCTTGACCTCTTTAGTTTCTGGAATATTTATGACGACCATATTGTGTTGGTTTGTGATACCTGTAGAACCAAATCCACCTGCTCGGCTGGTCTTTGGTAGTGGTCGTGCTGGTGTTTCTTCGACGGTGTATTCCACATTCTTAACAAGTTCCGCCTGGGCGATACGGTCACCGTTCTCAATGGTAACGGCATTACCAGAGATATTGTGAAGTATGATAAACACTTCCTCAACGTAATCGGAATCAATCACACCTTCGGCATTAGCAAGGACTAGACCCTGCTTTAGAGACGTTCCGGAACGAGCGTGGAGACGCACGGAGAAGCCTTCTGGTATATCCATGATACACCCCGTTGGAATGAGCGCCCGCTCACCTGGAGCGATGGTAAGACGATCCTTCATCTCTCTGGAGAAAGGCTTATTCATATGAGAATAACCCTTATAGCTATTCTTTCCTGCGGTCTGAAAGGCTAGGTCAAAACAGGCTGATTGTGCCGTCTGGTGTTTAGGAAGCTGGACGGCAGGATTTGTTTTCCATATTCTCAATGTTGTCATAACGAACTCACTTTCTTATTCTGTATCTGAAAAACGTTTCTTTCCCAATGAATACTTAGCAACTAGATTCCATTCACCCTTCTCACCATAAGATATGATCTTGATACGGTTAAGAGGTGTTAATGGTTCTTGTGATTTGCTTGGTGTGACTAGAGTTACTAGTCCCCATTCTGCCAATAGATTAGCGATAGTGTTTCTTCTACCACGATCTTCTTCTGAGAAGTCTGTTGGTTTTCCATCCAACATAAACATCTCCTTGAAATGAACGAGATAGTAGTGGCCTTGCTTATGTAGAATATGACATGACTGATAGAGTGTCTTATCTTTCTTAGACGCTACACCAATACGGGTTAACGTCTCTTTCACCTTAAGGAAGGCCTGAGGGTCCGGAAGTTTAACTTCCACGAACTCGTCTAGGTTTACTGTCATTTGTGCCACCTTTGTCGATTGCTTTTCTTATTGTTTCGAGTTGGTTAGCGTCCAGTAGAACCAATGCTTCTCGGGCCTTTTCGTTAGAATAGTTATAGTATTCTTTGACGGCTTCTAAGTCATCAATGGTCTCACGCTTCTCCCACTTGCGAAAAGGCCTTTTATAGCCTCTCACTGTATTTAGCAAATACTGGTATTGCATGGATGCAGGTAAACCAGGATTCTGGTTCATTTCATTTGCTTGAAGAACGCAATCGTAGTGAAACGAGAGAGCCCGGTTCACTACGAAAGCTGGATAGTCCTTGTCGTTTTCAAGGACGTTCTTCTTTGTTTGAAGAATGGATGGAATCAAATCACGAAACACATCCATTACTTCACCTCACATTCTACCATCAATTCAGTTAGACATGCGACCAAGTTCAACTCTTGATCAGCGACGAAAGCGGACTGATACTGATACTTAGCAAGAGTAACCACAGCCATTGGCACACTCTCGGGCTTTAGATAGTTACAAAGGTTATCATAGATTGATCTAAAGATACGGCTCTGGTCAATGTCAGAGTTATTAACAACCCACTTACGCATGGTTGAAAAGTCTTTATCTTTAAGAGCCTTGATTAGATCATCAAGTTTTCTTACTGATTCAACTTGACTAAGAACACCAGCATCAATGTTTCCAGAAGTAGAATACCTTTGTAACTCGTTAAGAGTCCTACGATAGTCTGGGAAATAGCGTTGAACGATCTTACCCAATACATCTTTGTCATATGTAATGCCTTCTTCTGTTAAAATGTTTGACAGGCGTTTAAACATCTGCGCTGCCATCTTGGCCTTCTCATCACCTTTTAGTGCGAAGTCAACAACGGAACAGCGAGAGTGAAGGGCGTCAATCAGACGAGCCTTAAAGTTGCAGGTGAAAATGAAAGAACAGTTTTCAGAAAACTCCTCGATTGCACCACGCAACCCCGCCTGTGCTTCTGGTGTAAGATAGTCAGCCTCATCAAGGATGATAACCTTACGACCACCAGTCAATGAAACTGTAGAAGCATAGCCTTTGATCTTTGTGCGAAGGACATCGATACCTCTTTCATCAGAACTATTGATGAATAGAAAGTTACAACCAATCTCCTCACACATGGCTTTGGCGACTGTGGTTTTACCACAGCCTGCCGTACCAGTCAACATTAGATTAGGGATATTACCCTCTGTCACATACTCCTGAAAGACTTTCTTGAGTCGATCAGGCAAAATACAGTCCTCAATCTTGTGAGGACGGTATTTCTCAACATATAAAAATTCACTCATAAAAACTTCCCTATCACGAATCCTATTCCACCAAAAACTATAGCGCCAATAACAATCGCCGCTATAATACGTCTACCAATTTCATAGGCGATCATATCACCTAAATCACTCATAGAGCGGTCTTTTCCATTACGGTTGAATAGAACTCCTCAAAGTCGGTGTTCTCCTGAACCTCGTCCTTGAAGTTAGCCTTAAAGTAGGCACGAGACATGCGACGGAATAGCTTCTTATCGATGCCTAGCTTGTCGCATACCTCATTGGTAGTTTCTTTCTGTAGTTCACGCTCGGCACCAACACGGGTCATGGAGTCATTCATCTCCATAACTGCCTTTCGTAGTGTCTTGCGATCTTCTTCGGTAAGACCCTGAACCGAACGCTGCTGCTGGTTATGTCCAATCATACTCATTAGTTCACCTCGATAACTGCTGATGGATTAATACAGACTGCGGTTGTTACATAAACGCCGCCGGCATCTTTACATTTATTTTCGTTACTTATTGTAAGATATATGTCTGCTGCTATTGTAGCAATCCACAATACAAACACTACAAAAATAATTTTTTCCATTACTTGGTCTCCAAAGCAATGAAATACTTTAGATTGTTATTGACATTGACAAACTTGGCAAAAGCACCTGCCTGAATTTCAACGTTGTAATCATCAGGAAGGAACTTGAGGTTTTCAGTCTTGAATGTAGCAACAAAGTCCTTGCCAGCATAGTCACCAATCTTAACAGAACCATGATTTGAAGTATCGTTTGCCTTCTCGTGGATCTTGATAAGAAGTTCTCCATCCTTACCAATGACAGATAGGTTTGGAATAGAATTGACCATTGCTCTCTTGATCCAGTTCTGATAAGATGCATTGAGTAAGGTAAACTTAACATCAACATTCTTTAGAGCAAGTTCTTTTTCTGGCGGTGTGATAACGAGGTTTGGTGAACAACCAAGATAGTTGAACTTCATTTCACCGTCAAAGATGCTAACAGAATCCTTCTCAAAGGTAATCTCTGTATTCTTAACTAGTGTAATGTTAGAAAGAAACTGATTGAGGTCATAGATACCAAACTGTGAAGGAATCTCATCCTCAAGAGTTGCCTCAACAAGAATGGACTTTTCAGGAGAGATAGTCTTTTGAACTTTACCTGGATTTAGAACAACACCTGAATTGATCGAGGCAAAGTTCTTGAGAACGGATAGCGTATTGTCACTTAGAATCATAATATACTCCTTGTTATTAAACTTGATGATGAAAGATGGTACGAGGTTTTTCGAGTTGTGTCAAGGTGAATTTTACATTGTCCTTCAAGTTTTCTAATGTGCTATCATTGATCATTGTATAATCCACAGGCTGGTCATTCCATGCCGTTTCTGATATGTGCATCTTAGAAAGTTCTTCTGGTGTAGGATCTTCACCACGACGGACACGAATGATAACACCGCCGGCACTCCGAACAAAATCGATTTCGTTTGGAAAGCGCACATCGGATATAACCACATTCTCATATCCTTGTATGCGCTTTTCTAGAGCGGCAATCCAGATGTTATCTGCAATTCCGTGTCTACAGGCTTCTGTGCCAAACTTTTGTAAGATTAGCCTAGGAGTAACCTCATAACCAAACTTGTGTGACCACCAGGGATCGACACGCTCACGAAAGGTACGGGAGGCATTCGAGTCGCCTTCTAGTAACCCTCGTGGCCACACAAAGATTTGTGACACAGCATCCTTTAAAGCATCAGCAAAAGCAAACTTGGTGTATTGGTGATCTCTCACCAATATGTCACCGACTGTGCCCTTGCCGGAACCGATGTATCCGACAAGTCCTATTATCATCGTAGATTACCACTCAATGCAGCAACGGCAGGAAGATCACCTTGGAAGCCATATGTTCCAACGTGGGTTGTTTTCATCCATGGGCAGAGCCAAATCTTGATACCAATCTTTCTTGACCACTGACAGAACATATAGTCCTCTGAAAGATAACGATGTGACTCAGGATCAATAACTGTATCAAAGAAAGCATGAATGTAACGTGAACCATCAAAGTTAGCCTGACCAACATGATCTGGCTTATAGTTCAATTCTGGGTATGCTTCTTTAAACTTGTCAAACACTTCACGCTTGACCATCATATAACCTGTACCAATCTCCATAACTTCGACTGGTTCAGTTACACGGAAAGATGTGGTACCTGGAACAGGATTGAACACAAAGTCACCTGTAACCTGGTCTAGTTCATTTGGCGTAAAGCCATCACGCAACTTGATCTTGTCATTATCAACTACACTATTCTTCTGAATAGCATTGACAATGTTTGACCAGTTGATTGACTTCTTTGGATAAGGACCGCCGATGATATCTTTGTCTAATGCTAGGAGTGCTAGAACATCCTGTGGATTGAAATTGATATCAGCATCGATGAATAGTAGATGGGTGCAACCAGAACGTAGAAACTCATCAACCAAATAGTTTCTTGCACGAGTGATTAGAGACTCATTAAAGATGAATGAGAAACGACATTCAATGCCATACTGGATGCAGATTGCTTGAAGATCAAGACATGCTTTGGCATAAAGACCAAGACACTGGCCACCGTAGCAAGGTGTGGCAACAAATAACTTTTTCTTTCTCAAATCATCAGTAGAGATTTTGATTTCCATATTATTCTCCATACACGAAAAGCGCAGGAGCAAAACTGCCCCTACGCTTTTATATAGTAAAGTTTTAAGTATTAACCAGCAAAGCGATAGAAAGCGGTGCGCTTGCCATCAACGTCACGGTAGTTGGTGTAAATGTTATACATTTCACGAAGATCATAAACACGCTTTGAAACGTTCTCACGAGGAACACGAGCCATACGAGCAACTGCATCAGCAGTAATGCCAGCACCCTTGTTATAGCGGCGAAGAACGTTTTCAATCTTCTCAATCTGAGTCTTACGTGGTGTAGCCATAATATATTTTCTCCATTCAAAGTTATCGGTGTTGGTGGTCGTGAAAGGAAAGGACCCGTGTATAACCACCAACACCATTTTATTATACACGGGTATTCTTGTGTTACTTAGAAAGCTACCTCAACAGTATCTTCGGCACTCGCCTGTTCAGCCACAGGAGCCGGATCAACCGTCTCGTCCACTTTCTTGTAGAGTTCCATGAAGGCATTTTTTGTATCCACATCAAAACGGTTTAGACAAAGTTCGATAGCCTTGACCTTATTCTGGCCAAAGATGCCATATGCCTCACAAATGTGGACAAGACGGCGAGTTGAGATGATTTCAGACAAAGCACCTTCATAGAAGGACTTGCGAATAACATCAGCCCAAGTCACCAACTTATCAACAAAGTCAGTGGCTTCAATACCAGAAGAACCAAGGACATTGTTAAGGATCTTGCTTTCGATCTTAGCAGAAGGATATTCCTGTTCCATTGTAATGGAGAAACGCTCAAGAAACGCTTCATTCATAACATTGGTACCGATGAAACGACCATCATCAGAGCCTTTGCCTTTAGTGTTAGCAGTAGCAATGACATTGAAGCCAGCGGCAGGATGAACCACACGATTAGTCTTTTTAAGATAGACAGCCTTGCCTTCAAGGACAGGCTGGAGACACATCATCTTATTAGAACCAAGATCCACTTCATCAAGAAGAAGAACGGCACCACGGTTCATGGCAGTGATAACAGGACCATCCTGCCACACAGTTTCACCATTAACAAGGCGGAAGCCACCGATCAAGTCATCTTCATCAGTTTCAATTGTGATATTGACACGAACAAGTTCACGCTTTTCTTGGGCACAAACCTGCTCAATCATCATGGTCTTGCCGTTGCCAGAAAGACCAGTAATGTAAGCGGGATAAAACTTGCGAGACTTGATAATAGAACGAACATCAGCAAAGTTACCGAACGGTACATAACCAGTAGCCTTTTCAGGTACAAGAGAAAGTTCCGCATTTTGCGAAAGAACGGACGGAGCAACCATTGCCACAGTAACAGACGGCTCAACGGGAGCCAGTTTCGGAGCCTTAGCAACTGGTTTGGCAGTTGCCTTAGGGTTAGTGCCATTTTCAAACATAGCATAAACGCCACGACCAATACGGCGGGTCGTATCATTTAGCAGCCAGTTAGGACGGTCAAGATTATACTTTTCACAAATCTCAAGGACCTGCGGACGGGTGATTTCACGGATAGCACCGAACTCGAAACGAACCTTATCGAGGAACTCGGTACGATCAATACGCTTAGCCATAATGTTTCCTTTCACTGAATCATCATTATATACGGAGTATATCATAACCGGGTGGCTTTGTCAACCACCCGGTAAGTCATTGTTTTTATGCTGCTTTCTTAGAATGACCAGCGATCCGTTCCACAAAGTTGCGGAGAAGGACACGGTTGACAGTCTTTTTAGCGGCAAACTTGGAGAATGCCGAAGCCATCTTTTTAACGGTCATCTTTTTGGTACCGCTATTGTCGATTTCCAGATTGTTATCCGTATCTCTCATAGCCGACGTATTGATAATGTAATATTCATCATAGCCGGCACTCTTGACAGGATAGAACTTGTTATCCGTCCAGAACTTGCGGGCTTTGACAAATGCCTCTGGGTTACCGTTAGAGACATTAAAATCATTATCGATACGTTTAAAGTTGTTATACTCATACAGGAAGAAACCAACAAGGTTACAACCAGTGCTATCTTTCAGAATACGGAGCAACGTATTGGTGTTGTCACGGGTATGATACCAAAGATGAGGATACCAATCATACGTTTTGTTAGTATTGGGATCCACATAAAAGTACCGAGTGTTATGACCTTTGGTATAGTTGCGAGGTTCGGTCGAATGTTCAATACCGTTCGCACCATTGGAATCACCGTCAGTCAGCCAAACGACATTGGTGATTTCCAGTTTGTTGCGGTTAGTAAAGTCACGGACAACCTTAGGAGCAATCATGATAGCATCATTAAGAGGCGTACCACCCATACCATCAGACTGTAAGTAAATACCCATACCAGCAGCCCAAAGGAAGGACATTGCAAAGTTCATTTCTTCCGTGTTCATACGAGAAGAAAGGAAGTTGCGAAGAACCACACGGTCACCTTTGATAACATTCTGTTTACCGATATAGCTAAAAGGATTGTCACCACCACAATCTTTGAAGCCATACACCTCGAAAGGCACTCCGATTTGTTTGCAGAACAAGCAAAGGGAGAACAACTGTTTCATCGTTTCTTTAAGGCTGTAATGCATTGAACCAGACCAGTCAATGAACATCACAAAGCCGTGGTTCTTACCTTTCGGGATAACCGACAAACGGCGGAAGATATCGTCATTATACTTGTAAGAATGTAGTTTATTGGTATCGATAACACCAGTTTTAGCCACATTGATACGAGCATAAAGTTCGGCAGCCTTGCGCTGTTCAAACTCCTTGACCATGAAGGAGATGGAATCTTTTTCTTTCGTTTTCCAAGTCATCATATCCGCACGAGCAATCGTGTAATACTCTTGAGTAAGGCCACGACCATAAGCATCACGGCGAAGGCCAGCAAGTTCTTCACGCCAATCTTTAAGGACGACCTTGAAGTCATTAAGGGCTTTGTCCCAATTGACAGTCGGCATTGTTACATAAACGAAAGTGGAGTTTTCGTTCTTAACAATCTCTTCCGACTTACGCTGCCAGTTATCGTCCGTTTCAGAACGAGGTGCGTTGATCGGACGGTCGGCAGGACCAGCACCTTTGCCAGCATGAGCCGAACCATTGATATCACCTTCGCCAGGATTTAGACCTTGGCTTTCACCATATTCGTCACCATCACCTTCATCGTCATATTCATCACCGTCAAAATCACCATCAATGTCAGCATCATCTTCTCCTGCGGTTAAGGTAAGAGCCATTTCATTTTGTTCTTCAAGTTTCTTCTTACAGTAGGTATAGATTTCTTCTGTAATAGAAACAACCTCTGCCCAAGTTTCAGCAAGTTCAACCTTGCGAAGCATAACCTTTTCTTCGGTAGAGAAAGTCAAGTTCATATGAACGTTACCACCCTTGAAATACATATTCAAGCGGTCAATAAAGTTCATAGTATTGATATCACGTTTAGCCGTGCCGAAGAAGTCACGTTCGGCAAGTTCCTTGTAACCAATAAGATAGTTACGACGGCAGCCAGGATAACGGCGCTTTTGACGCTTATCGATACGGGCATCCTCAATAACATTCAAGAAGCCTTGAACGGTACGACGGAGAGCATCGGTAACTTTTTCACCAGGGAAAACTTTAGCGGCAATATCGTCAGCCGTTTGCTTATATACTTCCGCTTCGGGAGTATCAAGGGCATGACCAGTCTCATGAACCAGAAGCAAATCTTCCAGGTCATTAGAGATACCCTGCCACACGGGAAGCATAAGGACACGGTTCTTAAGATCAAACGCAGCCGTCTTTAGAGACGGGTTACGCTGGATGGTAATGTTTTCAGTGGCGAGAAGTTTTGCCAGGAGAGACTTGTCAGACATATGAATCCTTTCACGATTTTCATAAGTATAGCAAATCCGGACCGTTTTGTCAAGTCCGTTTAGGATCAATCACTTACAGGTAGTTTACTCAAGATCCACGCTACGGAATAGATCACAATGTAAACACCAGCCACTAAAAGGAATATTTCCGCAATGGACTCGTGGTGCTTTAACGTATCAAAGTCAAAGTATGTCGGAGTATATTTCATGCCTTTTTCACCCTCTTGTTAAACTTGGCACCTGCGATATGTGCGATATGTTCATCAATGTTTTTCAATCGTAAATATTTGCAAAGGGTATCAACCACAACCGAATCTCTTTCAGCTTTTGTGATATACTTTACATAGACAGGATCACCATGACGAATGAATCCAGTGCGTCTAACTTTCTTTGCAGCAGAATGACCTTCATCTTCTCTGGACTTATCAGCAAGTTCTTTCTCAAATCTATACACTCTATATCGGATGTTACCTTCACCAGCATACATACATTCATACTGGTTAAAGTCACCTTTATGATAGATAAGATAAAGACCTGGTGTATCAGGAAGTTCTGTCATTGGAATATCAAGTGTTACACCAGTTTCAGTAGTATCACTAATAACCTCTACAAACTCCTTTTTATCGAGACAATCAAAGATTTTTTCAGCAACATCATGTTCCGTTAACACCACATTACCACTTGTCAAATCATAGTGTGCCATTTTATCTTCCAACTTGAGATAGATATTTGTCTTTCGTTTCTTCCCAATCCATATAGATTAGGTCATCATAGAAAAGAGTTTCGGTAGAGAAGGATCCTCGTTCATTCAAGGAACGAATCCGTCTTGCTACATACTTTTCCTTCCACAGATTTACCAGATAATCATAGCTGGTATCGAAAGACTTGTCAAGTTTATCTTCGGTGATTTCCTTACGAAGAAACTCATTGGTGTTGTTATACAAAGGACTGAAATAGATACCACGAGCATGTTCGGAACGAATAAGGTCCTTTGGAATGTCCAGTGTAGAATAGATGAAAGTATAGGAACGGTTCTTATGATCACGCTTGTAAGGCATGCCATCAAGGTTCTTGGCAATGTACCATTCAAAATACTTTCTTGTATGGTTCTTCTTCAACCAATCAAGCATTAACTTTACAGTTGGCTTTCTTGTTTCATAGGACACGGAACCGCTGGTGTAACCCATCTTCTTCCAATGTTTCAGATTATCATACTGTGAAAGGCCGCCAGCTTTCTTCTGTCCATATAGAGAAGTGGTAGTAACACCAACAAGGGTATCACCATACTGCCTTTTCCAATCTTCCTGTACCTTATCAGTAAGACACATCAATGCCAGTAGTTTACCACCAACATAGTTAAAGCCAAGCGGCTGTAATGGAACGATAGTAGAACCAATGGCTGTGTGGTTGATCATGCCTTGATTGGTCTTAACGTCACGATCCCAGCCAATATACTTGTCACGAGGAGTTAGATCGAGGAAGTCAGAGGAAATACAGATAACACCCAGGTACTTACCTGAAACCGAATCAGCCACAATGTAAGATAGATTACGTCCGATGTTGGAGTTATTCTTCATTGTAGAAGTGAAGTCACGAATGGTGTTCCATACACTCTGCTGATTGTCCTCAGGTGCATAGATCAACTCTGGCTTTAGCTTTAGATAATCGTCAGGCTGTTCTGGAATCCAGATGTTATCTTTGATACGGAAGATTTCAACATCTTGATAGCCATCAATAAGCACCTGTTCCTGATACATGGCGTTGTATTCAGTAGGATACTTGATATGAATTTCAAGCCACTTTTGATAAAGTGTATATTCTTCTACCGTCATCTTGGACACATTGGTAAGGTCCTCGATGACAGCAGCTTTTAGTTCGGCATCAGAAAGTGCATCTGGTGCCACAAATGTTTCTTTAAACTGATCCCACTGGCGTTCAACGGATTCAAGTTCTTCATTGCTCTTTGCCACTCATATCTCCATTATGTATTAGTTCAAATGCATCATCAGGGAATGTTTTGTTGTAAGGCATACCTTTCAACGTCACAACACCGGCATCAGCTATCATCTTCTCTATAATATATATCTCGTCTGTAAGAAGGTCACGACTGACATAAGGAAAGCCTGGTTTCAGTCTTACAACATCACCAGACTTGAATGTTTCGAAGTTCTTTCTTATTTCCATCGTTGCGTGATTTCTTTTACTCGTTCCTGCATAAACTGTTCTAGAATTTCACGGACGTTATCATACTTTGGGTTCTTGATATGATATAGTTCCTGTGTGTAAGCGAACTTGATAATCTGTTCATGTGAATAGTTATGTGTAATGTGAGGATCAATTTTTTCCATACTGCTTACTCCAAATGAAGTTGTTGGCATTAACAATGAAACGAGCCACACAATTCATAAACGAGGAGTTCCAAAACCAGTGATTGTACCTCATAGAATGTATCCTTTCGAGATTAGACCGACAATATAGATTACACTGATCACCGCTTGAATGGTCATTAGAGACCACTTGCGCCACATATAACCGACAACAAACCAACCAACGTTACCTACAAACTGGAACATGATGTTGGTTGGGTAGATATTCCATGCTGTTAGAACGGCGCCGATGATAACCAGTGCTGTTGATAGCCATTCAAGGACAAACTCATAACTAAATTTCATCTAACTTCTTTCCTTCCATACCAACGACAAGTTCCAATCCGATAACATACTTATCACTGTCACTGTTGTTTGGTGTAGTCCAGTGATCTAAGGAAGATTGGAATATCACAATGTCACCTTCATTCATACTGACATTATACTCGCCATAGTTCGGAATGTCAATAACTAATTCACCAGCGTTCCTTTGTGTCTTTAGGTAAAAGAGAGCGCCGATGATTAAGGTCTTATGCCTATTCAGGTCGTTATGATTATGTCTTGCTACGAATGTTCCAGGTGGGTATCTGTTAGCCCACATACCTGCTATTGGAGCATCCTGTTCCTGTATAGAGATACTTTCAAGGTAATCTCTAACATTCTGTTTAAGGAACGGTATAAAGTCTTTAAACTCTTTCCATTCATATAACTTTCTACCATCACCGTCTTTGTTATGAAACGAGCAACTACCATTAGCAATGAAGCCAGGAAAGTTATTTGGCTGACTTGTTATGACTTTGATCTTGTCTATTACAGTTTCATATAACTCATTGGTAGGATAACTTGTCTTAAGTATTTTGGTTGTGCCTATTTCAAGTATCATCTTAGAACAAGCCAAAATCTTCTATAGTGGTTCATGTCCATTGGATTTGTGTGTCTTATTGGAATCCAGTTTTCATTCCAACTATAGAAGTGGTTGTTTTTGATATCGGGCTGCAACCATTGTCCGACAGAATCAAGTTCTGCCGTATCATAACGAATGAACTTACAACCAAGATCGGTAAGATGACCTTCTATTAACTCTTGCGTTAAGTTAGGACTCTTACACTTATAGGTGCCGTATATCGGATGATCTGTTACTTTTGATGGAGATACCATTGTTTCAAGTATCATGGTATTGGTGTGATTGAGGGCACATTCCAAGTCCTGTTTCCAGTTTTCGATATGATACAGGACACCAAGGTGTAGAACCAAATCAAACTTTTTGCCCATTTCATATGGCTTGTTTTGGTCGATAAGTTGGGTCTTTGGCATAAAAGCAAACTCGTTTAACTTATCACCAATACTATTCAAGTGTTCATAACGAGCATCGGAAAAAGTAACATCGGCACCAAGTTTCAATAACTCAATACCGATATCACCGTGTGCCGCACCTAACTCAAGAACAGTTTTATCATTGAACCAGCTTGCACCAAAGATATCAACAATTCTATTGACTCTCTTGTTGGTCCATTCTTGATAGAAAAGGAAGTTCATTACCAACCCATTTGTGATAGTCCCTGCCATAGGCTATCAACGTTATATGACTGGTAACCATACTGTGTGTTATAAACGTAGGTGATCATTCACTTTTCTCCTCAAAGATATCATCAAGATTAACATCTAATGCCTTAGCAATTCGTCTAAGAACTTTAACATTCTCTTCCTTCTCGCACTTATGCTGATTGGTAAGATCGTCATATGCCTTAGCGGCTTTAAGCAATTCCTTAAGTTCCATCATTTCCTTACGGAGCTGTTCGAACTCGGCTCTTGAAACTGGATTGTAATTCAATCCACCTGTTGGAAAACCTACACCAGGAGTACCAGGAATACTAGGAATACCGTTATACTTCCACTGGTCATTCTTTTGCCAGTAATCTGTAACCATAGAGACTGCACACATACTATTCATCCTTTGTCATGATACTAAAGTTCTTTACTTTTTGAAACTGTAGTGTTCTTTGAAACTTATCGACCATTGTATCCTTGTGAGAGATAACAAAGACATTGGTGCCTTCATGACCAAGATCCCACATGATACGAATGAACTCATCAATACCAGATGTGTCCATAGCACGATCTAAGATTTCATCGAACACAAGTATATTAACATTCACACTATTCTTGAGTTTGGCAATCTGTCTCCATGTCAGAAGAATAGCCAAGTCAATTCTTAACTTCTCTCCTTCGGAGAAGTTGTGATATGAGAACTCGTCTCTGTATCTTGACTTGATGGATTCTTCAAAGGATTCGTTAATATTGAAGTTGACAAAGAAACCCAGTTTTGCCAAGTATTTGTTGATGTGCTTGTTGATGATAGGAAGATATTGTTTAATAATCTTCGTCTTGATTCCTCCGTCTTTGAGCAACGTGGTGGCAAGATCAATGTATTGTCTTTCATCTAGAAGGGTCTCCTTCTCCGTTTGGAGGGCGGAAATATCATGTTGAACTGTTTCGAGTTGTCGTTCTGACTCTTGGGTGGTTTTATCTGAGCCCATGAAGGATTCAATCTGCTCAACAACTTGACGCAGATTATTAGCAGTATTGTTATAGGAAGACTTAGCAGATGAAAGACCCATTTTAAGTTCGTTGATCTTTGTGAGAACTTCATCAATTTTCTCTATGTCTGATAGAACCAAGTCTATCTGGTCGGTAACTTTATTTAGTCCGTCCTC